GATGAACTCGCCGTCGCTGATCGCCACTAGGTTGCTGTCGGACCGCGGCCCGCCGATGCCCCGGAACATGCCGCCGTCAGGGAACGACGGCAGGCCCCCGTTCGCGTAGCCGACGATGCCGCCGTCCTTCTTCGGGATGGCTGCACCGCCACGCGGCATGAAGTTCTCGTACCGGAACGAGATCGTGACCGTCCGGTTGATCGCATTCATCCACGACTTGATGTTTTCCATCTGGTTGATCGCGGCACTGACACCCTTGGTCTGGACCGCGGTCTGGATCGCGCCCGGGACGCTGTCGAGGACGCCGATATAGTTCTGGATTTCCTCCTCGGTGAAACCCGCCTGCTTCAACACCCGCACCAGAGCGGCAGTCTGCTCGTCGAGCACGGCGTTCGCTTCCTCGGTCGAGCCGGTCTGCTCGGCAGTCGTCACCGCCAGTTCGGCGATCGCCGCAATCTGGTCCTCGATGGCCTGCTCGTTCGCGCGGCCTTTCTCGGTGTTGCTGTCGACGGTCGCGCCGTTCTCGTTCAGCGACTCCGTGAGCGTGTCGATTCCCGCCTGGACCTCGCGCTCGGCTTCGTTGAGCGCGAAGGCGCTGTCGATGAGCGCCCGCACCTTGTTGTGCAGCTCATCGAACGCTTCCGTAGCGTTCTCGGCGGCGGCCGTCGTGATACCGAGAGTCTCAGCAAGCACCTGGGACTCGGCCGAGGCACCCGCCATCGCGTCTGTGCTTTCACCGCGAGCAGCGGCTTCCCGCCTGGCCTCCTCGGTGGCCGTCTGGTACTCCCCGTTGAGATCGCCCATCTGGCGTTTCAAAATGTCGGCGGCCTCACCGTTGGCGATGAGCGCTTCGGCTTCTTCCCTGAGGGCGCCTTCGGCTTCATCAAGCGATGTGAGGTCGTTCGCTTCGAGGAACCGCTCGGCCTCGCCATAGGCCCCCGTGTAAGCGGCCTCGACTTCGGCCGCGGCCCGGGCGTTGCCGAGGACCGCATCAGTGAGGGTCTGCATGTCGATGCCGAGCGCCTGGGCGGCCTCAAGTGCTCCGGCCTGCTCCAGTTCGTGCGCCGCCCAGGCACGTGTGTTCTCGGTGATCGCCCCGGTCTGCTGGTCGAGGGTGCCGGCGACCTCGTCCACGCGCGCCCGCGTCTCCGCTTGGGAGGCGACGAACAAGCCCGCGACCGCGACTGCGGCGCCGATCGCGATACCCCACGGGCCGGCCAAGAAGCCCGTCACACGGCCAAGGGCGCTCTGGACCGCGGATGCCTTCTTCCCGCCGATCTCCCCGAGGGCAACATTCAGCGCGTGGATTTTCGGTACGGCAATGAGCGCCGCCCCACCAACGAGAGTGACCGCCGTAGCGGCGACACCGAGCCACACGACCGTCTGCTGCAGCCCGGCAGGGAGATCCTGGAACCACGAGAGCATTCCGGAAGCGACGTCGAGGAACTTGTTGATCGCCGGAAGCATGACCTCACCGAGCGTGATGCCGAGATCGACCAGTTGGTTCCGGGCAATCTGCATTTGCGCCTCGGTTGTGCCATAGCGCCGGGCGGCTTCCTCCATCAACGCGCTGTTCTCATCCCACGCTTCGTTGCCCGTCGCGAGCGACTCGGTGAGCAAGTCTCCGGCGCCAGCCAAGCGCAGGAGGGCGTCACGGAGGCGGATCTCGGACATGCCGAGGGTCTCCAGCGTCGCGAACACGTCGCCGCCGCTGGATTGGATCCGGCCGAGCCCCTGCACGAACATGTTGATCGCCGTAGCAGGGTCGGAGCGGAACTTGGAGGCGAACTCGTCGGCGGAGACACCGGCAACTTGAGCGAACGTTGCGAGGCTGTCGCCGCCTTCGTTTACGGCCTCAGAGATTTTGATCATCGCGGTCGAGACCGACGACCCACCCGATTCGGCCTCGATACCGACGCTCGCCAAAGCGGACGAGAACGCCAACACTTCGGCCTCGGTCATGCCGACCGTGTGCCCGGCGCCGGCGATCCGCAGCGCCATCTCCACGATCTCGGCTTCAGTGGACGCGCCAGAGTTGCCGAGCCCGACGATCGCAGAACCGAGCTTGTCCACATCCGAAGGAGCGGTCTGCATGATGTTCATCAACCTGGCCATCGCCATTGCTGCATCTTCGGAGGCGAGGTCAGTGGAGACGCCCATCGCAACCATCGTCTGCGTGAAGTCGGCAATGTCTTCTCGGGCGATACCCAACTGTCCGGCGGCGGCTGCGACCCCGGCGATTTCGGCGTGCGTCTGCGGGAGGGTGGTCGCAAGGTCGCGCAGTTCGCCCTCAAGCGCGGCAAGCTGCTCAGGTGTGCCGTCGACGACCTTCGCGACGCCCGTCCAAGCTGACTCCCAGTCGATCGCGGCCTTCGCGGCAACCGCCAGGCCCGCCCCGACTGCGACACCGAACCCCATCGCGGTAAACCCGGTCGCCGTCATCACACTGTCGACGGCCTGCTGCTGCTTCTCGAGTTGCTTGAGTTCCTTGTAGAACGCCCGGGAGTCCTGACCGGCTTCCCGCATGCCTCGCTTGAACGCTTCGGGGTCCGCGGTCATCCGGTAGATGAGGTCGCGCCTGGTTTCAGCCACTACTCACCCCCTCACGGCTCAGTTTGATTGCGCTGCAAGGTGATGAACGTGCCTTTGATTTGCGGGCCGGTCTTCATGGACTCCCGCATCGCTTCGAGCTCTTGGCAGCCGCGGCAATGCCCGAGGGCTGCGGAGTAGGCGTGTCGGTTCCCACCGTGTTCCGGGTTCCACTCGTCGGGGCGGGTCCCGCAGGTGGAGCAGGCCTGTTTCTTCCACAAGTGGAGGTTGATGGCCTTGTCGCGGTCGTCCTTGGACTTGCGGAGGAACTCCGAGTGGAGAAGGCCGTACTCGCGGCCTACCTGTAGTTCGAGAGCAAGTTGAGGATCCCGTTCGAGCCTTTTGGGAGCACCACGGACTCCACCACCCGAGTCCCGGCGTTGATCGCGAGCGCGGTCGTGAAGAGTTCCTGCCGTTCTCCGTCGGAGAACTGCTGGTTGAGCATGTCCTGCCACTCTTCTGCGGAGTGGCCGCCTTCGGCGCAGGCTGCGAGCAGCGCGGGCCGGAACGTGGCCTTGTTGTACTCGAGGTCGGGGTCTTTCTTCAACTGCTCGTCCGTCGGCGGGTGCTCCGCTTTCAAGTCCTCGAATTCGTCCGGCGGCATCGCGGTGAGGAGGATCTTCTCCCAGCACGACTCGAACGTTTTCTCAGCGCGCTTGACCGCTTGCTTCGCGAGGTCGTGTTCCTTGACCCGTTCGGGTTTGTCGGGGTCGAGGTTGCGTTCGGCGCGGCGGCGGCGCTCGGCAGCTTCAGCCAGCTTCCGTTGCGCCTCCTCGAGCTCGTCGCCGTCGACGACGAGCACCGCGAAGGGCACCTAGGGCCGCTTCCGGTTTTTCACGCGCTCGAGACTCACGGGACCTCCACATCGGTGACCGGCGCCGCCGGGATGGTGAACTGGATGACCACGAACGCCGCGTCCGAGGTGGAGAACGTTTTGGAGACGGCCGCGATCTGGACCGGCCACACGTCCATCAGGTAGCCGGGGTGGTCGCCGCCGTGGAGTAGCACGATGTTTCCTGTATCGCCGCGTGACCACAGGGTGCGGATGTCGTTGCCGGACTGGTCGGCGTACATGACCATCTGCGGTGTGCCCGTCGTCCGCAGCGAACCTGGTTTCTCGGTCGCGAAGATCGAGCTGAACGCCTGCGTGGAGTTCGTCTCCGACTGGAGCGCGAACCCCCCGATCTCGGCCATCTCACCGCTCACGTCAATGCCCGCATCGAGTTCCGTACGGGTCGGCGATGCGAGCACCGCAATCGACGCCACCCAGTAAACCCGGGACGACCCCGGATCGATGAACCGATTCGAGGCCGTGAACGGCGTCGCGGTCATGCCGGGATAGCGACGTTCTCGGCAGGCGCGGACGTGACCGTGAACTGCACGACGACCATCGACGCATTCGAGGCCGCGAAGTCCACCGGCGCCGACACGCTCCGCACTCGGACGGGCCAGACCGTCATCTTCTGCCCGGCCACATCACCGCCGTGGAGGATCACGATGAACCCAGCGTCCCCACGGGACAGCAGGTCGCGGACGTCGATCGTGTCCGAGGAGGCGTAGCACGCCACGGACGTGTCAGGCGGGTTGATTCGCCCCTGCACCTGGCTGGTGAACAGCGAACCACCGTCGGGGGTCGCAACGTTCTCGGCGGACAGCTCGAACCCGGTCGCCTCGGAGACCTCAGCGGTCAAGTCGGTGCCGGCGTTCAACTCGGCGCGGGTCGGCGAGGCCTTCGTAACGATCGTGTCGACCCAGTAGACCTTCGTGGTTTCCGGGGCCACGAACCGTTCGGACGTGGTCAGCGGTGTCGCGGGCATTACTGCTCCTCAGTGTTGTTGCGGCTGCGCCGCTTCGGCTTGCCCGGTTCGGCCGGGTCCTCGGATTCGGTGGCAGCCGGCGCTGACGGCGCGGCTTCAGGGACGACTTCTTCCCAGCCGGCGGCCAGTCGCGGGCCGATGCGGCGCCGGTCGACTC